AAATAATATTGTTGACAACGCAGATGATCAAGTTATTGTTTTAAAAAACAATACATATTTACTTCCAAGCTCTAATTTATCATATTATATGAGTCATGGTTTATTTGAATCAACGTTGATTTTATGGTGTGTACAATTTTGCAATAAGAACAGCGTATTTTTAGACATAGGTGCGCACACAGGAACATATTCTATATCTTTATCAAAATATTGTAAACAAGTGTATGCATTTGAACCACAAAAAAAAACATTTTATGCTCTGTGTGGTTCCGTGGCATTGTCAAATATTGATAATATTGAATGCATAAATTATGGGCTCGGTTCTAAAGATCAAATTGGAAATTCAACATTAAAAATTGTTAGCATTGATGGGAGTGGATCTTCCATGCACGCCACGTCGGGAATTATTAAAGAAGAAACAATTAAAGTAAGGACGCTGGATAGTTTTAACATTGATGGAATTTCTTTAATCAAAATAGATGTGGAAGATAACGAACTATTCGCATTAATGGGAGGGATGGAAACAATCATTAGATCAAATTATCCACACATTTTTTTTGAGTGCAACATAGAATCTGAAAATAAAAAAAAACTATTCGATTTTTTAGATGAAATAAATTATAATATAGTTTCTATTACCTCAACGACTAATATGTTTTTGGCTTATAAAAAAAACTAATTCATTAATATTTATTTATAAATCTGTCACACTACATTCATTACCAACAATTGCAAAATGCTTCTCTGAAATTGCATGGAGCCGTTCCCTTCATTTTATAAATGCACAAAATACACATTAAACCTGGAATGCAAACTAATAATGTAAATCCAAAATAAGTCATAACTACCACAACTCTTTCGTTATAAGGAGATATCGATGTGTCGTCTGTGGGCGGTGACGAAGGTTGAGTTGAATTTGCTACAATTATGTCAGTAACATTCGCTTTTATTGTAATAGTTATAGATTCGACGATTGTAAATATAAACATGAACAATATTGACACTAATGTATAAAATGTCAATATTGTTTTTCGAAATATGTCTTTCATGTTGGATGGTGAAAAATATAAAAATAAACCATTTATTTTCAATTTTAAATTATTTAATTGTCAATACAAATAATTATATAAAATAATAAATTGAAAACTTTTTTATTGAATCTATTGTTAACAGCCAATAAATAGCCAACAGCCAGGAAAGACAAACACGATGGATGGAACCGTTTCAATCAACATCAATAATTTGGGAGTAGGCAAATCGTCAGGACTAAAAAGAATGAACAAAAAAGTTGCATCTGAGTGGTTTCAAAATCTATCACGTGCCGAGAAATCATTATTGAAACAAAAAGCAAACTCGTCCTTGTCGTCGTCCGCAGAGGTAAAAACAAAAAAAGAAATGCACGAGCGCGAGCGTGAACTGATACTCAAACGACAATCCGAACATGAAGCCCGCATGAAAGCCCAGTTGCAATCCAAGGCGGAAATAACGCAACAGATACAAAAGTGTCAAGAATTGCGCCGCCGACTGATTCCCTTCCAGATGAGGTTGCAACAGATGAAGATGCATGAATCCCACAACACTTATCACCGGTACACACAATCCTCCAATTTCTACTTCAAACTTGACAACTTGGAATATAAGGTTTCAGATGAATTGCGGTTGATACAAAATGAAGAAAGAGCCCTTTTTGACATGCACCACAAACACCACTGCATCAAAAATTCAATCAAAGACATCATTGCAAAATCAAATTCGCTTTCCAACCCTTATCCTTATACACGCATTCGAGCGAAAAATTGTCTGGACAACATCTACAACTTGGTGACAGTGTAAGGGTTTGAAAGCGCATTTGTTGTGGCTCTTATTGTGGCATTGTTAACACTTGGTAACAAAATGATAGTCGCCAATTTGTTTTTTTTCTCGAATGTATCTGCTCATTTTTGCAGCACATACATTCTCTGAAACTGCCGCATCTGCAATACTGCCCCACGTTCCAATAAGCTCGTTTGTTTTGATTTCACGTTTTTCTACGACTTTTCCGGTTGTATTTTTGTTCGAATAAAAAATGAAAACAAATAAATTAAATTTAAGAAGTATTCGAATGAAGAAAGCTTTCTGAGGGGTTGACCCTGATAGGTATGCTGTTTCTGCTAATTCTGTTAATAATACTCAAGATACGATTGGGAAAACATTCTAACTATTTTCTTCTTCTTCGTAAAAGGACTTAATTAAATTATGATGTTCTTTTACCGTTTCTTGAAGGCGATAATTTTCAATTTTCAAATTCGTACATTCTGTTTCCATCGTTTCAAATTGTTTTTTTAATATTTTATTTTCCGACTGCAGCAATTTAATATCCATTTCCATAATTTTTACGAGAACCTCAATACTTGGTTTCCTTTTTCCTTCTCCAATAATATCTTTCAAGTATTTATCAAATAAACTATTAATGTAATCGCTGTATTTATTTGTATTTTTAGTTTCATCCATCTTGTAAGTATTTTATTTATACCTTATTATCTTGATATTATTTTGTTTTTTTTTAATTTTATTTTTCAATTTTATTTTAAATTACATGACTGACCTATTTGAAAATAATATAACATTTATTTCTCTGAGCACATTCGATAAATCAAAGTTAATATTATTCGGATTATATCTTAATATTGTATTCCCCAAAGAACTTATGTGATTCTCTCTAATCTTTTCTTTATCAGGGTCTCTGTCATCATGATTGTTTTCATCACATTCAATTACTAATTTATAATCTATAAAATACAAATCAACTTTATATTTGTCGATTATATATTGTCTTTTTATATTAAAGGTAGAATTATATGCGTTTTCTATAAACCCTATAGTTTGATTTTCAATACACATTCCAATATTTACACATTTTATATTATCACTAATATTAACAATGTATCTATTTCTCAAATTAAATGAATTTTTTAATATGTCAAACGCATCTTCTGTAAGCATGTATATCATTTTATTGTGTCCACCTCTTTGTTTTTTAGTGTGTAAATTTTTTAAATCAGATTTTAAAATAATATAATGAAAATTTTCTTTATAATTTTTTTTTAAATGAAACACTAAATTATGTTTTTTTGATAAATGTAATAACTCATCTAAGTTACGGTTAAATTCGTTCATATTATGGTAAAGATTATATAATATGACTTAAATCATAATATAATATATAGCAATCAATTTTTATTTTTTATTATATTGCTTCTGCTTTTAAAAACAAAAGCAAACCTAATTACCATTTATTTTTTTTCACACTGATTTTGGGTCCCGCTCCTTTTTTGTTGATGTTCTTCGGGTCGTATGCCTCTTCTTCGTCATCAGAATTTAAATCCTTGCTCATCTCCCAGAATTCTTTACTACCGAGTTTAAACGGTCCGTGCTGCTGCGCCTTGTACCAGAAAATTTGGTCCTGTAGCTTATTCGACTTGGCATTGTTATTTATCACCAAACACTCGAAATTTTCAGTGCACTGGTCCATCACCTGACAGAACGACTCAAATGTCGGAAACATGCCCGCATAATTTTCATAGATTCGTTTTCGGTTACCTATGTACGGCTCTCGCAGGATAAATACGTAGTCAATGTTGGTTCTAAGATTTGGCGGAATGCCTAAAGGATATTGCATCGTAATGACCAACATTACCTTCCAATGACGACCATTCATAAAGAGAAGACGCATCATAGTGTCGCGGGTCCATTTGTTATCGAATAAGCAATCGTCTAAAACGACGAATGTGCGCGGATCGATAGTGCTTCTTTTATAAGCTTCCATTTCCTTTTTTACTTGTTTCAGCACTGCCTTTTGTCTTTTTAAGATATTTTCTATGATTGCGGTGTTGTAAGCGTCGTGAATGAATAATTTGGGGACGTGTTCTCCGAAGAAGCCGTTGCCTGCTTCTGTGCCTGAAATTACGGTACCGATTGGAATATCTTGATGGTAATACATCAGGTCTTTCACGAGGAAACTTTTGCCGGTATCACGTCGTCCAATTAGGACAATAACTGGACCTTTATTTTCGTCTGGTCTAAAACTAATGGATCGCATATCGAATTTTCCTAGTTCTAAATTCATTATTATTTAGTTGAATTAAATTAAAATTATAACCTATACATCTATAATAATTTTACATGTCAAACTAATTATTGTAAAGTTGATTGAATTATTTTAATTACTTGCATTATAATTAGTTTAAATAATGGTATTATTCTATTTATAGAACGTATTATTATTATTACATTTTATGTCTACTGATACGATTTCTGTAATTCCTGCTGATCAAACTGATCTGGTTCCGGTTTCAACCGATCCCGCCGTTGTTCCCGTTGTTCCGCCTTCTAATGAATTTAAATTATTTTACCAAAAACCCAAAAATGACAATGTTCTTAAAGATTTAGAAAATTCGCACATGGGTCTTAAAAACTGTCAAAATTATATTCCTATTTATTCGAGTTTTTTCTCTCTGAATGATACCAATTTTAATTCCATTAATCTTAATCAAAAACACAGCGTCAAGGCAATTTTTAATGGCGATTCAGAATCCAACAACAACATCAAGTCAAAGAATATTGCAAATGCTGAAATTTTCCCCGTCCCTAAATATCCATATTGCAAGTCTAGTAGTGGTCAAAACGGCAACGTTCCTGTCTTTTTTAAATTTTCTCCTCTTCTTGATCCAATTAAATATTTGGCTGGAAATTATAATATTGAAAACAAATCTTTATTTAATTTGCCATCGATTCATTCAAAAACGTTTGATTATGCTGCTGCTGTTGTAAACGACGTTGACAATAATGATAAAAATCGTGATGATGATGATTCTTTGAAATGTCATTTTAAAGTTATGGATAAAAATAATTCCGCATATGTCGATGGATTTTTCTCTTATTTGTCGAGCCAATTATTAAACACACACGGTTTTATTCATGGCATTGATTTCTATGGATCGTGTCTAGCTGTTCAAAATGAGTTTACTGTTAATATTATTGACGATCAGGATTATTTATTAAAAACCGATTTTTTTAAAGAAAAAAATGGAATTCTTTTTAAATATGATGCACCGGATTGCGAAGATGATTCTAGTGATTATGAGAATATGAATAATCAAAGACACACGAAAAATAAAAACACAAAATTAAATATTGTTGTGGAAAATGTAGACATTGTTTTTGATAATTTCGATACTTCTGATGCTGCTTCTAATGCGGTTTCTGATTCTGGTAACAACGATGGTGATGGTGCGGTGGCACCATCGTGTTTAAATGACTTGACTGAATTGGTTGATGAATGTATTTTTAGTAATAATCGCGCCAAAAATGATGATAATGATGATGATGATGATTCAAACAATTCGAACGATTCGTCTTCTTTTTCTTGCTCTTCTAGGTCATCTTATACAACAAATGATGAATCAAGCGAAGGCGGAAGCAACGGAAGTAAAAGCAGTGGAAGCAGTGACAGTGGAAGCAGCGGAAGTAAAAGCAGTGGAAGCAGTGGAAGCAGTGACAGTGGCAGCTGTAGCGGAAGTGAAACAGACACAGAATCATTTGAAACAATTGATGATGAGATTTTGAACGCTGTTATATACAATTTTCCCGTTGAGGTAATTATGCTTGAAAATTGCACAAAAACTCTTGATTATTTAATGGTCAAAGATTCACTCTCGGATGAAGAGTGGGAAGCCGCTTTGATGCAAATTGTTATTACATTGGCAACATATCAAAAAATATTCGAATTTACACATAATGACCTTCACACAAATAATATAATGTTTGTTGAAACCGACGCAGAATTTTTATATTATTGTTTTAATAAAAAATATTACAAGGTTCCAACATATGGTCGAATCTTTAAAATAATAGATTTCGGTCGATCCATTTATAAATTTAATTCAAACTTGGTTTGCAGCGATAGTTTCCATAAATCCGGAGATGCGGCGACTCAATATAATTTTGAGCCATATTTTAATGACAAAAAAGCCCGCATTGAACCTAATTTTAGTTTTGATTTGTGCAGACTTGGTTGTTCGCTCTTTGATTTTTTTATTGAAGATATGGAGGATGTTGGGCGAGAATGTAAAAAAAGTCAGCTCGTTTCACTTGTGGTTGAGTGGGTAACAGACGATAATGATAGAAATATTTTATACAAGAAAAATGGTGTTGATAGGTATCCTGATTTTAAATTATATAAAATGATTGCGCGAACAGTTCATAATAAAGTTCCGTCACAACAATTGAAAAATCGGGTATTTTCACAATTTGAAATTACTCATAAAAGTATTCGAAACGTCTCAAAATCAGAAATAATAAATATTGACAAATTACCGGTTTATATTTAATAGAAATACAAAACTAAATACAAAACAATATTTTATATAGGATGTAAAATAT